CTCGAAACTAGAATTTGAAAATATAGGTAAGGAAGATTTTTATAAAGAAATATCTGTTTTTACAGAACTTACACCAAAAGAAAAAACACTATGTCTTTATAAATTACATGGATTATCAATGAGTGAAATGGAGGAATTAACTGGTTTTTCAAGACAAACTTTATGGAGATATTTCAAGAGCATAAAAGAAAAAATAATGTAAAATAAAAAGATAGGTTTTAATAATTAAAACCTATCTTTTTAAATATCTCCAAACTTAACTCTTTTAAACTTTGTGTTTGAAACCTACATTTCCCTTGACTAAATGCTTTTACTAAACCTTTTAACATTGGCTCTTTAGATGTTAATAGTATCATATTTTCACTATGTGAGCCACCGTCTAATACATAATTTGACATGATTGTACCATGATTAGAAAAATAAAATAAATCAGCCATCCAGTACACAAAAACTGTTTTACCATCTAATGTTAAACTAAACAGTGGGTGACATTTACTTATTGGTAATTTAGAAACAAAGCTCCTATTATCTCTTTGAGATTTATTCTCAATTGCAAACTCTTCGTAATTGGTACCACTTACCAATTTACCAAACTTTGTATTTTTCATTTTATTAATGAACTCGTTAGAGGTTTCGTAGCTAACTACTAATTCTCCATTCTGATACAATGAAAATCTCTCGTTTGGATTTGGGTTTAAATTGAAATATTCAAAGTAAGGATTTACTGTAGTAACATTGTTCCCTAATAAGTAAACTCTTACATTTTCTCTTTCACGTTGTACTGTATAAACTAAGTCAAGAAGTGTTTCGACTTCATTATCCAAATATCGTATATATGCTTTATCTATCAAAAATTCGTCGAAAATGATTGTAGTAACATTTGGATACTCATTGGATTTTTCTGAAAGTGAAGTAGATAATGGAACCAAATAACCGGCAAGTTTTTTATTAATATATACATTATATCCTTTTACCTCAAATTCACATTCAGGAAACTCATTTTTCACTTTTTCAAAAAACTTATCTTTTACCTTTTTTAATTCTGATTTATATCTTCTAACATAAATAAATTGTTCACCCTTTTTAAGAAACTTATTTATTGCTCTTTTTTTAGCACCATATGTTTTACCATATCCCCTATTAGTAATTATCATGTTAAAAGTTGCATTATAGCTACTTATTTTATCATAATCATAATACATAAATTCACCTCATATAAGATTGTTTCACGTGAAACATTTTTTATTGTGTTTCACGTGAAACAATTTATTTATTTTTTATATTGTTTTCTATCTCTTCTAATCTTTTATCCATGCTTATTAAAGTACTATTGAACTTATCCAAGCTTGTACCAAACGCGTCTATTTGTGTTAATAGTTTCTTAATTATTACTACTAATACATAACCAAATGCACCACACATTGCAATAGGGAAACCTACTGTGCTAACAGCATTTAATATATCTTCCATATTTATCACCCTTTTTATCTTTAAATTATTAATAATATAGCTCGTCTTTTACTATGTTATAATAAAGATTTACTGTAGTTGTTGTTAAATCAATCGGAACTCTAATATAAGCATATAAAATATTATCTGTTACTTCTGATTTTATAAATCCAATTTGTTGATAAGTATTAGATGTAAACATTACAATAGGCTTACGTGTTTTAGCATGATATAAATCTGATATTTTTATTTTATAATCTTTATAATTAGCATTTGAACCTGTCGGAGTTTCGTCAGCAAAATTAATAGACAATTTACTAGCATATGTTATTCTATAATCATTTACGATACAATCATTACTCATGAAAACAGGTGATGTAAATTTGGTTTTATTATCTCCACTTGTTAAATCAATAAAGCTTTCACTAGCATTACAACCATCTAAATAAACAACATATTGAGGTAATGTTGTAAAGTTTAATAACCTTAAATAAGTATTTTTAACATTCAATGAAACACTATAAGAAGTATTATCTCTATGCACGTATATGAATTTTTCACTTTCGCTTTTATTATTAAATCCATGTCTTATACCATTCATAAATATTCCACCTATATTTCCTGTGGTAGGAATAAACTCTGTTGCAGTTGATACACCTGAAAAATTTATATCTCTTAAATTGAAATAGTTTATAGATTTTTCATTTCTATTATCTATTAGAATTCCACTTCCCAATGTATTACAAATATCTAAATTTGATAACCATACACCACCACTACATTTATATATTTCTATACCGTTAGCATTACTAAGTTTTCCAAAGTCAAATGAACACTTATTAAAATATAAAAATTCAGTTGTATAATTAGTATCTGTTAATCCAATTCTAACTCCAAACTTTGCAACGTTTGAAGAAGTTGCATATCTAACATTTTCCGTAGTAACATAAGTACCAGTATTTAATTCAATAGCACCTGCACCACCACTTATATTCATATCTCTTAAAATACCTCTGTGAAAAGTGTAATTAAATTTAAATCCATAACTTGACGGTGATGTAATATAAATATCTATATTTTCAATTGTATCACTATTCATTTTACCATTGAATGTAATAAAAGTTCCATCACCTTGGAATGTTAGCCTTGTACCAAACAACCCTTTTGATAATTGTTCTGTTGTTTCATTGTTTAAAACACCACGACCAACACCGGTTATTTTACAACCAAACAACCATTTATCAAAAATTATTGGAGTGTTAAAATACCAATTACCTTGAGGGATTATTAAAGTTCCACCCGTTTTATTTAACTCGTTTAATGCTTTTATAAGATTTGGACTATTGTCTACATTTGGGTCATTAGGCACACCATAATCTGAAAAATTTAAAAATTGTTTTTTCTTAATAATTCCTAGTTGAGTTAAAATATCATTTATTTTTTCACTATTTTGAATAAATTCCTCAACTTTTTGTTCAATGTTAATATTAAAACTACCGTCGTTTAGATATTTATCAATTTTTTTACTAATCTCGTCGGGTAGATGGTCTTTAACATACTGAATATCCCTATGATTAGATAGAGATTGTTTATAAAACTCTGCCATAAACTCCTTAAAATTTTCATCATTAACGTTATAAAAGTTTGTAAGATTATTATATAAATTATTTAAATCTGTCATGTTTATCACCTCTATCCATATATTTCAGTTATACAAACGGTAAAAGACAATCCAATTGTTTGTTCATCTGTTTTCTTATTTTCTACATAAACATAGCAACCAGTATCGTTTATAGCACCTATTCCAAACACACCGACCTTAGAATATCCCAATGATTGCCAATTCCATTTATTAAAACCTCTTAATGTCATTGTTGCGTCAATAATCTTGTCTTTAGTTATAGCCCAGTAAAAAGGAACCCAAATACCACCATTATTGTTATTAGAAGTATTGCTAATATCTTCCCACGCTTGTTGCCATTCTTTAGCAGTTAATTGACAATGTATATATTGTCTTTTTATTTTATCCATTTTATGGTCTTCTAATATGGTTTTTTGTACCATTCCTTGTTCTGTAGGATAAACAACTTCAACTGTACTATAATCATTTTGTATTTTAGTAACTTTACTTTCTACTGTTGTTACCCATGCACTAACCTTACTAATTTCATCAGCGTTTTTTTGAATGTTTGTTGTGTTTTGAGCTATTGCGTTAGCGTTTGTATTAATTGCAGTATCAGTATTAATTTTGTTTTGATTGTATGTTTCTTTAAAATAAGCTAAATCAGTTTTAATTTCTTTTATTTGATTATTAAGGTCTTCAAATATTTGTTCATTTATTATTTTATCGAGTGTTCCATCTTTTGCAAACTGGTCTAGTTTTTTACTTACTTCATCTACTAAACCACCATTTAGATAGTATTCAATTTTCTCGCTAAAATCATCAATACTACCATTAACATTATCTTCTAGTAAATTAAAGTGTCTTATTAATAAATTAATTTTTTCTACAATTCTATGAATTGCTTCAGGAATAGTAAGACTTGCATTTGCGTCTCTTAAACCACTTTCATATATATTCAAAAATTCATTTAACATATAATTACCTCCTACTTAAATATTATAACACTTGCATAAATAAGTCGTATGCTCCGTCTATAAGTTGTTTATCTAAATCTTGTATAACGTCACGCCACTTTTGTAGCAGTTCTGCTGAACTTGTTATACCTATGTTACCTCTACTGATTAACGTATTGTTTGCAGTATTCTTAGTTTTACCACTGTTTTTACCCTCACTATTACCGTTTGTTGAAGCTGTAGCGTGATTTCTATTTAAATTAATTGAAGTAGTATACTTTTTATTTTGTAGTTCAGTTCTAGGAGTGTCTAAGAATTCTTCTTGTGCAACACCCTCGGTTTCAGAACTATTTTTTCCTGAAGAAGTTGTAGTATTATCAAAGGTTGATTCAACTGTTGAAGTATTTGTTTCTGTTAAATCCTTGTTTAGTAAGAAGTTAATGTTTTGTCTTTCAACTTCTAACTCGGTTTTATATAATTCATTATAAGTTTTAAATGAATTATCTAAATAATCTTTTAGCAGATAAAAAAACATATCGGGAGTATCTACACAAATTTCGTCAAACATGTAATGATTTAAGAATTTACTTTCAAATTCTTTTTTCTTTTGCTGATAAATCTCGTCGTTTACCAATCCTTTCATATAATAATCATAATCAAACTTAAACATATATCCTTTTAAAAATCTAAGTTCAATAGTGCTTTTACTCATTTGCTTTACCTCCGTCGTCTACTTCTTTATATAAGCTTTCACTCATATTATTCTGCCTTACAACTTTCCAATTAACACCAAACTTTTCATTAATTTTTTCACACGCTAATTCTCTTGCATTGTAAAGTATATCTACATTCCTATTAATGTAATCATTATTTACGTTAATTTCATCAACTAACATTCTTTCCTTTTTATCTGCTTGAGAATTGTTATTTAATCCTATAAATGTTAGAAACTCATTTTCTATTTGCTGTTTTAATTTAAGTAACTTATCTGCAACAAAGTTAGTATTTAAAGTTATATTTTGTAAGTTTTCTGCTAAAGTAGCTTTTACAAGTATTATAGGTTCATTTGACGTTACTTGACTAGCTACTTCCCTGATTGATTTTTCTGTTTTTTTATCTGCTAAAAATATATATGGAATTTTTTGTAGATATATATTAGTGTTAATTGTTGTTTCTATTTCTGTTAATCTGTCTACATAGTTTATAATTATTGGCATTAATCCAGTTTTTGTATAATTATTATAAATTAATACTCCATCACTAGCATTTAATGTTTTACTTATTAAAGGTGAGGTAATTTGAATTTGCGTAGGTTCATTGTAAATGTTTAATCCAACTAATGTACAAGGCATGCAAACTAATCCATAATCAGGGTCAGAATAAACAAAACAATAACCATTTTCTATTAAAGTTCTTTCAATAAATCTGCTTTCAATTTCACCAGTGTCTTCCCACTTAAAAATATTAAGTGATAAATTAAAGAATTGTGTAAAATATTTAATAAAAGTTAAATCATTAGCACGTTCTAATAATATTTGATTTGCTTTACTCATTTTACTTTACCACCTCATTTTTCACATTGTAATTTAAAATTCTTGCACCTCTATCTTTATGCCAAAAAGTTATTCCTGAATTAAAAATATCTTTTATTTCTTCTAAATATTCTAATGGTATCATACTCGTACTTGCTATATTGCAAACACTTGTTTTTATATAATTATAATATTTTCTTGTTCTTATATTTGGAGTATCCCAATCATTGTATGAATATCCATATCTTTTAAAATGATTATCTATCCTTTCCATATAAGGGTCGGTAATACTATATTCTATTAAATCAATTTTTCTGTCATTTATCATCATATTATATACTGCATCATTTCCGGCAGTTTTTAATGAAGCCGGAGAATTAATTAAGTCATTTACTTTAGCATTTTTCATGGATATAATTTCATTTTCTTTTACTTTACCACTTTCATTTAATTGGTTTAAATTCAAATTTGTAGTTTGTTGTGTTTGGTATCTGTTTAATGCATTGTTTGCTAGTCCACCGGCACCACCAACAAGACCTCCAATATTTCCAGTAATACCACTAAGTAACATTCCTAATAAACCAGTTACATTGTTAAGAGAATTACTCTGCACATTTTGTGAATTTTTTAAGTTTACTGTTGCAGTATTTTGTTTTAAACTTACATCATTTTCAATCAAACTATTAGTTATTCCCTGATTGAAACTATTTCCATTAAGTGCATAGAATTCTGAATATGCAGAACTACAACATGGTAAATTGTAAGTAAGATTACAATTTACACCCTCTAATTTACCAGTTGTATCGCCTTTGTAACCAGACACAGACATTCTATATTTTCCACTAACTGGGGAGGTTTTTATTTTAACCTCTAATTTGTTTTGATTATCTATTAACTGTGGTTTTATCAATAATGGTTCGTTCATGTAGTCAGTTAAAATGTAATACCTATATGGATAAGTTTCTAATTTCATATCATAATTTCCAGTAATATCGCCTTTAGTTCTAATACCTATTGCAGTACCCTCACTAAATATAGTTTTATTTACGGCTTGTATATCTACTATTCTAAGACATTTACAAACTGTGTTATTACTATCCTTAAATCTTTCATTATCATAGTCAACTTCTGTATAAGTTACTACGTCATTATCTGCAAAAGGACTATAAGTAACACTTAATATACTCGGATTGTTCCCCAAATATTGTCCGTAGTTCATAATTCCTTTTGCGTCTGCCGGTATATAGTAATAATATAATCCAGTAGGAATATTTCTAAAAATAGTATTGTCACCATCAGTTGTTGCTATTTTACCCACACAATCACCTCCTAAACACTTCCTATACAACCACTTGGGATATATCCGTTACCATTGTTATCTGATATAGCACCACCACCAACTATTGCAATGGTTCTATATTCATAACTATTATTAGTATAAATATTTGCTTCTTGTGTTCTTCTTGCAATTAAACCTTGTAATACTGTACCACTGGCGTCGCTGATATAATAATTTTTCCAATCACTAGCAATAGAACTATCATTAGGATTACTAATAAATTTACTATACATTGGACTACTTGTCGCACCATATAAACCACAATTATATGATAGGGATAGAAATGCGTCGAATTGATTTTGTTTGATATTTCTTGCACCATCGTTTTTCATTTGAGTATATAAATTATTTGCAAATCTCTTCATAGTTTTAAACATAGCTTCTGACGCTTGTTGCTCACTACATGGCTCTGGAAGTTCATTCCACTCCGGAACATTTTGTGTTGTTCCATATCCTTGTGTTGCAACACCACCACTGTCGTAATAAACATATGCACTAAATGCTTCAAATCCTTTCAAGAACCTGAAAATTTTAGCAGAAACACCACCGTTAAATGTTGTAGAACCACCACTGCTTAAGTTAATATATCTTTTTGCCACAAAATCACTTTGCCAATACCATGTATACTCACTAATGTATGTCCCTATATCTCTAGCTTCTATAGCCGTAAAAGTTCCATTGTCATTATAATGTGCAAACATAATTACGTGTTCCGGTGTATTAGGAGCTGAAAAATTCATGAAAATTAAATCGCCTGGTTGAAGTGAACCACCATCAACCTGATTACCAACATTAATTTGGTCGTAAGTTGTTCTTGGGATTCTTATACCATTGTCGTTGTATGCCCACTGACATAAACCACTACAATCCGTTCCGGCACTTTCACCAAGTGGTGGGTAATTTCCACCCCAAGTATAAGGTTTACCGATAAGTTTTCTTGCAGAATTAACAATAGCATTTCCATCTACTGTAGGTTCTGGTTTTGGTGGTTCAGGTTCAGGTTCAGGGTCACCTACACCAGTATTATTACCTCTCTTTGAAAGTTTGTCTGTACTGGCAACTATATAACCACCCTTATCTGTAAAGTTATATAAATTAGTTACATTCCTAACTATATATTCACCACATTCTATATCTTCAGGACGGTTCAACACATCTAAGTCAGGTTTACCACTTGAAAATGTAGGATTCATATGTTGCCTTTCAATGAAACAACTATTTAGATAATAATCAACATTTATCAAATAAGTTTGCATTACATCTAATTTTAAGAATAATTGTGTGGTATTTTCGTTGATATACTTTTTGTTTAATATAAAGCAATAATGTATTACACTATCATCAGGGTTAATATAATAAAGATAGTTGCTTGCCATTAAACGAGTGTTACCATAAGTTACATCAATCTTTATACTATCATTATCTTTTTGATATAATACATCATTAAAAGACATTGTTGCTTTAGAATTAAAAAATTGAAGTGATTTACATCTAATTCAGGAACACTACATAAAACTACCCTTGTTTCCAATTTAATACCTCCTTTTTATAATTAATAAAAAAGTGCATATTAATGCACCTTTATTTTAATTATGCCCTTGCAGAGTTTAATATTTTTACTGCATTTACAAATCCACATATACAAGCAATACCCTGATTATGTGTAAACACATTTGTTGCAAGTTTATCAGGATTTCTGAAACTTTCAGAAACTTGTAGTGTTCTTCTAAATTGGATATAATCTTCATCTATAATCATTAGTTCAACTTTTGGGTCAGCTACATATTGTTTTTTAGTGCTATCATACATTTGGAAACTATCAATCTTTACAATTCTCCTACCCATTTCTGCCTTTTCCATGTTAAATGCAGTTGCTAATAATTCAACGTCAAGATTTGCAGATACTTCAGGTGTTGTGATAATAACAATATTTTGAGAATTAGTAAACGTGTGCACACCTTGAATGTTAAACACTTTACCCATCATTCCAAATCTATCAACAATTGCTCTTGTTTTCTTTGTAAGCATTTTAGCTTTTGCGTCGTCACTTGCCGTTGCATATGTTGTTGCTAAGGTTACTTCTTTTGTAGTTGCATTTGCTAGTAAACCTTTCATTAATTGGAAGTCGTCAAAGTTCCTTGAATTTGTAGGAACTGTTAAAACCTGATTAATTAAGTTTTGTAAACCATTTGGATTTAAAAAAGCAGTCCTTAACTGTTTATCTGAAATAGATATTTTATATTTCTTTTCAAAGTTCTTTGAATAATATTCTGTTTTTGTAGGTGGTTTTTCTATACCTATTAAAGAACTAACGTCAGTATTAGCAGTTCCAAAATTTTCGTTAAAGTTCTTAGCTTGAATTAAATCTGTAAAAATACCCTCCAATGTTGAACCATATGGAACTGGTTCTTTTTCAAAAAATGATAATGGATTAGTATAAACCTTATTGATAAATATTTGTCCACAAATCTTATTTACTAAAACATCTAAAAACTCATTTTTTGTAGCAGTATAAGTTAGGATAGTTGTACCAATATTTCCTATATTTTGCTCTGTTACTGTACCTATTCTGTCATGTAAATCAGTAGAACCCATAGACGCAACTAAATTTGTAATATCAACATTGCCTGCCATTATTTTTCACTCCTTAAAATTAATTTATTACATTAAATCATTTATTGATATAATGTTTGGTTTATCATCTTGTTGAGGTTCTTGTGGAACTCCAACAGTTACTTTAGTTAATAAATCATAATTTTTAACCTTTAGTTCATTTATTGTTTCATCTTTAGTAGCTATGTCAGTTTCAAATGCTTTAATTTTTGTTTCAGCACCGTCTAGTTTATCTTTATATGTCATTATGTCATTATCTTTATTATTTAATATTTCTAATATTTCATTATCAGAATATTCTGTACCTCTAACACTTTATTAAATTCTTCCGGCATTTCCTGAATCAT